AGGTTGCACCCTTACCCAATTCCTCTGTTACTTTAAGACCTAATTTCTTTTGATACCTATTGATTTGTTTTAATAGAGTCTTTTTTTCTCTTTTATCCTTCGTCATGAGATACTTCTGCATGAGATCAATCATTGCATCACCATCAACACCTTCTCTTAACCTTGGTTCTCTTCTGTTAAAGTGTTGTGATACAATAGAAAGATTAGATTTATCGTTGTTCATAGGATTGTTATCCTTATGATGCACATCCTTTCCTTCAATGTCTTTTCTATTCTTTAATGATCTTCGAGCTTCATTCCGTTTAGATCGCCGAGCAATCTGTTCTTTCTTACCATGATAATTTTCGTATTCTTTTTTGTAATTTCTTTCTTCTGCCTTAATTGCATATTTCTTTTGGAGAGCTTCCATTTCTTTCTTCTCTTTTTTAAATGCAATAGAACCGTATGGTAAATCCATAAGTTTGTTCATGTGTTGAAGTATTCGAACTCTGATCTTCTCAGGCATTTTAGAATGAAATTCGGGTATTAATCCCTCTATTTGATAAGCCTTTCCTCTTTTAGAAAGTTTAATACCAAAAGCTTTTGCCATCTTTACTTTTTTATTCCAATTAGCTTTCCGTAATTGTGCTAACAACTTATCGGCAATGGCTTGGTCTGCCTGTATTTCATTTGGCATAACTAAAGGTGTTTCTTCAAGTGATTCACTTTTATTTGCTTTCTCGGCTGCTTTTCTATCAGCTTCCCTTTGTTTTCTTATTGCATCATCTTCTGTTTCTTTTGCATCAAGACCAGCTTGTCTTTCGTTTTGTCTTTCATGACGATCTTTAAGTGCTTCGACTTCTTTTTCGTGTGCATCTTTTTGTTTTTCTATTTCGTCCGCTTGTTTTGCTTTGAGCATAGCTGCTTCGGCTGCACCTTCCACTATTTCTTTAAATGTGGTTGGATGAACAGGAGTCTTTATAGGATACTTTTGAAAGATAACTTCTATATCATCTTCTGAAATATCTCTAACTTGATCTCTGATTTTTTCTATTTGGGACATAATACTATTTATGTTTTTTCATAAGTAACTCTCGTTGTTTCCATATAAGAGCGGATTTGTTATTTGGGAATTGTGTAGTCCATCCTAACATTCTACCATAAAGTTGTGATGCCTTTTTCTTTAAAGCTGGATAGGTGTCATCATTCAATATTTCAACAAAATCTACACCAAACATTCCTCTAAAATAGGTTGCATTTTTTTGTGCATTTTCCCAGTCCTTTTGAACTATTTTTTCGGGAAGTTTTCTTGCTCGTTCTGCATTTCTTGCTTGTGCATTTGCAAGGGAAGTTCTTACATAAATCATTTTAGATTCATATCCAAGATAGTCCAAACTTCTTTTATATGCTTTAATTTTAGATGCTTTTGCACTGGTAGTGTCAAAGATTAAACCAAGTCTACCTTGAATATACATATCTAGACCTTTACCTGTCATTCTCTTTGCCTTTTTACGAATAGGGTCTCTAATATCTGCATCCATAGTTCTTAGATCAAGAGAATGTCCTGCTTTCTTTAATTCTGACTCAAATGCAGAATCAGTATTAATCAATTTAAGTCCTAATGCTTTTAAAGCTAATGCTTTAACCACTGCAGTTTTACCACTGCCTGGCCCACCCATCAAAAAGACTGCCTTGAAGATTCCAGCATCATAAACACCTTCTGTTATTAAATCTTCATAAATATAATCAGGTATAGTTTCTTCACGAATACCCATTCCTTTACGAACATCTTTCCATAGGCCTTCGGCATCCCTTTTATTGTTAGATGGAACACCTTTTGAAAATTCATCGAAATCACCCTTATCTGCAAACATTCTCATTTTTGATGCACTCATTCCACTGACATCATCTGCATCAGGATCGCGTTCACCTGCTGATACAACCTCTATTTTTTCAAAATCGTAGTGTCCGTGTCTTCCGTATTTACCATTGTAGGTCTTAATGAGTTTATCAAACTCTCCAACTCTATCTGAACCTACAACCATACGGATATGATTGAATCCTTTATCGTATAAATCTGTAACAATATCAAATATTGTTCTTGCGGTAGTGTCAACAACTGTCACTTTTTTAAAGAATTTGCGTAGCCATTTAATCTTGTCTTTATATTTCAGTGGATTTTTTCTTGGGTCTTCGGTGTGTGAAGTATAGATAACAGGTTTGTATCCACCTGATGTTGCTCTGAGTAATTTATCAACGAGTTTTCCATGTCCTACTGTTGGTGGATTAAATCTACCAAAAGTAAACACTGCCCCTTGATCTTTTCCTTCGGTTAAAAACTTACTAAATTTCTTCATTACTTATCCCACTGCTTAGCTGCAGTGAAGTTATTAAATGCAAACTCCATTCTGTCAACGAGTTTTACTGCCTTTCCTGATTCTAAGTTTATTGCCACATATCCCTCAGGATTTACTGCAACAAATCCTTTATCAGTTTTATTAAATGTTCCTATGGACTTAATTCTATTTAGGGCAACGATAATAGTCTGTTTTGCACTAACAATATGTGCTTGAAAGGCTGTCAGATTTGTTAAGAATTTTTTAAGACCTCTCAGATCATTATAAATCTGTTCACCGATCTCTTGTTTTAAATCTTTATGTTTTTGTGTTTTAACTTTACCAACTACTTTATCAGCCCAATAAGACTCAAAATGTTGAAGATAACCATCCGCTGTGGGTTTAAAAGTCCCACCCCTAATTTGTGAATTAATATATGTTTTATATGATGCACCAGCACCTTTTGTGGCAATCGTATTTTGAAGGTCTCTAAACTTACCCAAGTCTTTTGCAGTGATACCATGGAATGCTTTACCCACTGTTGATAACTCCTGAGTTAATTTAAGTGTCTCTTTTGCAGTCATGGATGCGTTTCCACTCATATCTTTATAAGTTGCATCATCAACCCATACATCTGAACTGTGTCCTAGACCTTTAATGTTTGCCCCAAATGATGCACCTAATCCTTCGATTGTTGACCCACTGTAAGTAGTATGAAAGACTATACCAAATTTTGCAGCTGCTATTTGTTTTCCTAATGCAGAATTAACATCAACTGCATAGAAAATAGTGTTCGGTTGAAAAGTAATACAATTTATACCGTCTATCTTTTTTGTTTTCTTATCACCCTTGGTGAACATTAAGTCCCCTTGAAGGATTTTATTAAAAGATAGTTTTGAAAGGTGTTTGAATGCTTCTAAGAATTTAGTTTCAAGATCACCACTTAACTCTTTTGCATCTTTGATCTGTTGTTCGGATGTATAGAACTTAGGTTCTTTAGTGAATAGAGATTTCTTTGCAACAAAGAACTGATTAGTTTCGGGATGTTTACCTACAATCAACGCTGGAGCTCCGTCCCATTTAACCGTCATGTTGACTTTATCGTTGGTTCTACCCTTCAACATGTCTCTGAGACCTTGTAAGAAGAATATAGACCCACGACCACCATCAATACCTTGATTAATGATTTCGTCTTCTAGATGTTCTAAATGTAGATTTTTTGCTGCCATAATAGTAGATTATACACGCTTTTTATGCGTCTGTCTACTATTTATGATTATATAGGTTTATGCTCTGCAGCTGGATCGGCAGTGCCGGCTTCTTTAGCTTCTGCTAAAGTCTTCAAATTCGTAACAGAAGTAATTTCTGCAATAATTTCAGTCTGTGCCGTAGTAAATGTAGCCAACCTTGCAGCTATATGTGCATCAACTGCTGCCTGATCTGCATCCCAAGTCTCATAACTTCCTACCTCTTCATCCCTTGCGTTAGGAAATTCTGAATCATTCCTATTAGTAGAATTAGTAAGTGCTGTAGACAATTCTTCTTTTGTTGTTCCAGCAGGTAAGTTTGTGAAAAAGGTTACGAATCCATCAAGTTGTGTTTTGGTAGTGTTCAGTGCCGTTAATCTATCTGTATGTGATGTGATTTCTGTTGCCCAGTGTCCCATTTGTATTTCCCCTAAATTGTGTGGTAATACTGTTATTTATGTTTTTGAGAGTGGTCGAGAGTGTAAATCAGTATCTAATTCAGCCATTTTTTTACTGATTAGTTTAATTTGAATTTTATCTTCTTTTAGTTTTGCATTGCGTAAGGCTTTTTTTAACTCGACCTTACGAGTTATTATATCAATAACTTCATTCCCTTTTAAATTTCTACCCATTGCAATACCAAAATCATAATGTTACATATTATTTAGGCACAAAAGATAGGCCGAGTAACCACTTTCTTGTTCATTAGTAGACATATTCTGACATATTTCAGTCTGACCATTATAAGTATAAACCCAATTATCCAATGTGTATTGCACAACATCATGATGTGTATGATAAGAATTTACAAAATTATCTCTATCTGCAACAGTTGTGTTCAAATCTACAAGGGAAGTGTGCATATCTATTAATTGATAAGTGTCTCTACTGTTCATAACATCAGTAAAACTAAATGCAGTGTTGTCCGTGTTGTGTATTCTAAACTCAAACTTTTGGTTAGAAGTAAGACATAAGTCCTCAACAAATCTTGAATCACCCCTTATTATATAACCATGTCTACAACCACCACCTTGTGATGGATAGAAGTGAACAAGGCCTTCTACAACCCCATTTATAGTGTCAACCCCTATTCTTATAGTGTTATTTGCTAGTAATTCATAAGAGATATAACTCTCTGATACCATGACTTCTGCATTAGCTTGAATATTCTCTAAGGTAATCTCTATTGGATTACCATCTGAGTCTAATATTTGACCAGTTTGGTTTGCAACTAATTCCCTAAGACTATGTTCTCGTTTAAAGAAAAAGGTATCACCAACTGATGTTCCTTCTGATTCATTATAAATGTCAAAAGTAATTGTTTCAAACGGTGTATTTGCAAGTATAGTTTCTACTAAATTATCGGATACTGTTGAAATCATATTCAAATTGTAGTGATCTCCGACTATATCTTCGATCTTACTCGATGTGGTCAAAAAATCCACGATCTTCTCACCGATTTCTTGTTTTTCAGTATCTTCGGATGCTATAAAATCATCATAAAAGTCTATTGGATTGATATAATACTGTTGATGTAAGTCAAAAAGAACATCGCTTATCCTAGATGAGACCTGTGATCCTATGTTATCTGCCCCTGATTGACACCCATCTTCTATTGGTATATCATTAGTAAGGGAATCAACTATGTATTGGGTAAAAAGTGTGGTAAAAGGCGTTATATTCGCTCTCTCTGACGCATTATCATAAGGGAAATACATCATAGTATAGGCATTTTCAACCGTCCCTCTGACGCTATCTGTGGCTCCTACAGGCACTTCTGCTACCCTTGGACGCAGGTTTGCACATGCTAAATCATAATCATCCACTAAAATGAACTGAGATTCAACAAAATAGTATTCCTCATTTGCTAAGTCTTCCGTTGCACTGGGTTCGCCTTCATCTTGAACAAGATTCCAGTTAAAGTCTATGTAAACATTTGCACCACTGATATAACCATCAATCACCTTTGTTTGTAAGATGTATTGGGATGTTGGTGCAATCGTGGCTGTAAACCCTTGGGATGTGATTGTTGGTTCATCAAATTCTACTGAACTTCCACCCCCACAAGCACTCAATAATAATATACTACTGATTGTAATTAAAGTCTTTATATTTTTCATTTTTACCTCTATCAAAAACTGGTGTCTCATTATCATCTTCTACTGCGGAATCAATTAGCTCTTCCTGTGCCTCTTGTTCACAATCGTATAACTTCATACGACTTCTATCAATACCAATTACAAATCTTTTGAATATGGTAGGGTCATTATACCTATTTTTTAATTGTTTAATAACCATTTGGTCTAACTCTTCTAACTCATCGGATCC